CATGGGAGCCGCCATCAAAAGCATAATTATAGGTAAAAATCTTTTCATGTGATTTCCCACTATTTTTCTAGCCGTATTTATACTTAATTAGTTTTGAAAAAATGTTAGTGTAAATCGGTTTAGATCTATGACCACCTTAGTTAATCTCTGTCCATTTGATTCACTGTGTCCTGCTGATGATACCACTACTCCAGGCGCCTGTTTAAAGTCTGTAAAGGATTTTGCATATCCAGTGTTTATGAATCCATAGCCAGGTACATTTGGTGTATCTCTTTCTAATGTCATTACTCCACCGTCATATGCAGTAGCATTTATGACTACTGGTTGTGCTCCTATCTCAGCGTACCATGTTCCTCTTAAATCTAATTCAATTTGATTATCTGGAATACCTCCAGCTAGAGTTTTGATTGCATCTATATCAATGTATACACCCTCATACCCTTCAGTATCTTCTGAATTATCTCCACCCCACTTCATGTAAGTGATGGATCCACCGCCGTCTATAATCTGTGATAATCTATTTGTTCCTACCACTTGTCCTGCCAATGCAGTAGGTCTTAGGAATTCTGCTCTAACATCAAAGTCTTTTCCGTCAGTCCAGTTCCAATAAAACTGTATAAAATTACAGGCTTCTATTGCAAAGTCAAAAGCAGACCCTCTTGATTTTCCAATTCCAAATGCTAACGGCATGATATTAACTAGGGATAATGAAACTTCCTTTCATACCACCGTGAATGGTGCAAACGTATTCGTAATTTGCTGGTGCATCATGTGGTATTGTGAATATTTGCACTCCATTTTGAGATCCGCTGACATATGTTCCTACACCTGTAGTTGTTCCTGTAAATTGAATACGGAATGGGTGTGAAGAACCAGTAGAGTTCTCAAACATATATGTAAATCCTCTCATTAAGTAGAGAGTTGGGTTGTCTACAGTATTTCTTTGGCCAGGGCCAGCAAAACGATATGAAGAAGCACCGTTTGCAGTGATATAATATCTGGTACAGAATCCTCTACCTGTTCCGTTTGCAGTAATAAGGTCAGTAACAAAACTACCAGCGGTTACAATACCTACAACATCTAGAGTGGTTGCAGTAAGGTTTGCTGCAGCGCCTCCAGTTTGATCAGCAACCCAGTCATAGTCACTTCCGTTCCAACTTAGAATCTCTCCAGTGGAAGCAGTACCAGTATTGAGGTGTGTGTCAACATCAGAGTTACCATAACTACCTCCGCCTGGAAGGTCAGTTAATCCAGCACCATTACCTACAAATGCTGTTGCAGTAACAACTCCTGTGACTGTGGTGTTAGTCTGGATTGCAACTTGACCAGCTTTTAAATTTAGGTCGCCGTTACTCTCTATAGTTGGGTCGCCAGTTGCTCCAACTATATTAAGATCCTTTATACCAAACGATTTTTCTGCCATTGCGCTAGTCTTTTTTAGTATTTATTAAGAGAACTTTATCTCAACTCCACCACTAATCTTAAGATTGCGTGAGTTTACGATTTTGATCTCAGGTTTTTGTGGTTCAGAAGGTGAACCAGTAGGAGCATCCCATATTACAACAGGGCCTTGACCATACATTTGGACGGAGTACATATCTTCCCATGCCTGTGTTGTTGCAGTAAAAGATGTAATGTTATCACCATAATAAAATCTGTCAGGATCTTGAGCACCACAGTTATTCTTTAACCAACTTTTGACATCTCTCCAAGTCCAGTCTCTATTATATTGTAATTTGGTAGTAATCCATCCAGCACATGTAGGACATGCAGAACTGGTGCCACTAAAGTCAACATCATAGGGAACTAATCCTAGTCCAGTATAGTCTTCTGGATGAGGATATGTTAAGTTTGAATCTCTACCATCACATGTAAGTGTGTCATCAGCAGCACCAAAACAGTCAATACCTGTTCCCATGTCACTATAAGAAACCTTTTTTTCCTTATAGTCTGTTTGATTACCACCTAATCCACCGCTAACATACTGGTCATCTAAAGCACCAATATTGATGCAAGCATACTCAGTTCCAGCAGTAGATATACCAGATGTGGTCTTACCCAGTGCCTGAGGCCACCCTCTTCTGTTGACAGTGTTATAACATTGTAAACCAAATTCAAAATGAGTTGCAGACTGTAAAGAGACACTATCACCTTGAGAAGATGTAGACCAATAGTTATCAAAATCAAGATCGCCAGGACTTGTTTGAGTCTGATTACTATTACCAGCTGCAGCAATGAATATGACTCCCGCCTCAGCTAACTCATCACCAGCTGCGGTGACAGAACTGTCTATCATCTCACCTTTACATCTGCTACTATCACCATATGCACCTAGTAGATCAAAGAAAGCTGGTTCACTACTAGTATCATATGACACACCAGTTACAGTTCCGTCTATTGCTGATGGTCTATACCAATAATATCCAGTAGTATGAATACTACTTGACCTATATCCCCAACTATTACTTGATGTTGTTGGGTTCTTAGTATCATTTTCTTTGCCAGTTATTGCAGAGTGTCTATCATAGTTAGGTTTGTATAGATGAAATAGTTTCTGTACATCAAACTGACTACCATTGATTCCAGCATTAGATCCACCTATACCATTGATAACCCATCTGTTGGCATTGTATGCTGATCCATAGTTTTTACCAAATACCTGACCAGCACATTGAGTTCCGTGATCAGAATTATTTTGTGGTTTTGCATTGTTAGTGCCATTGCAATTTGCTCTTGTATATGAACCACTAATACCACTTGTAGTTCCTATAGTAGAAAATCCTACTGATCTCTGACTTGAATCAGACCACCATGCTCTTGCAACAGATTCTTGTGGAACTGTTGTGCCATCCCAACGTTGTTCTAATCTGTTGCTTGGATCTGCATTGAACCAGTCTGGATCAATATAGTATGGCCCATCAAGAACTACATCTAGAACACCACATGTGCCTGGTGTTGTGGATATACCACTCCATGTCAATGCGTTTCCTGTTGACCATCCTACAGGATCATCGGCAGTTGTTACAAATTCTGGGTGTGCAATCCAGAAACCATCGTCAGATACGATTGCATCTACGCCAGTTCCATCACCTAATTGTTTTGGTTCTGTCTCTATTATTATATGATCAGATCCAGTAAGCCCAGTGGATGTTGCATCCCAAGGGTTTTCTTTTTGTGTATGTCTTAGTATTTGATATCCAGTTCTGTTTTTATCTGATGCACCAATACCAGCCTGAGATGTAGGTGGTCTAGATGGTGCCTGATTCCATGCTCTGTAGTTGGATACTGTCTTATCAAATCTACCAAACTTCCTTACACCAGCAATAATATCTTTTGGATCTGGAGAATAGTTGCCTGGATATACGTCATAGTCAATACAGACCCACTGTACTTTCTCATGTTTTCTTAAATCCTCTGCTTCTGCATCAGTCAACATATAAGTTGCTCTGGTATCACTATGTTCCTTCTTGTCAGGACATACTATTGATGGATCAGGAATATTATCTTCCAGTGAACCATCTTTCTCTAGTTCTTCGTGAATGAATACCCAATCATCTTTGGTATAACACTTGATAGAGTATGCTTTCTTATCATCAGCTCCAGTTGGTTTGACAGCCAATCCTGTTCTATCAAGAGTATTCGTGCTAGTATGAATCATATGCCTTGAATCAGAGTCTTGATGTATCTGTATGTGGATAATCCAGAGATTCCTGCCTCTGGTGTGAAGTTAACTAAAACGTTACCACTACTTATTGTTGCAGCAATGGATACCTGTTGTAGTTGTTCTGGAGAGAACATGATACCATATTCTTGTGAGAACGCTGTAGTTCCATCATGCATGACGAGAACTTTCTGTGATTGTCTGTATGTTCCTAGACCAATCATAAATGTGTACTCAGCACCAGAGTAACTAGCAGCAGAGAATGAATCAATCTGTTGTTCTACACCAGCAGATGCAGTGTATGTTCCGAATCCAGTAGTCGATATACCACCACCTCCACCACCACTTACGGCAGTGATAGTGACAGTTGCGTCTGATCCTGTTGCAGTTGCGGTGACTCCAGTTCCAACAAAGTTGATAGATGTGATACTGGTTGCAGTTCCAACGTTAGTTCCTTCTTCCTTAATAGTGATACCACTGATACCACCGCCACCACCTGTAGGTGCGGATGGTGCCCACTGTGATCCACTCCATGTTAATACATCATTACTGTTTGGAGTTGCAGAAGAAACATTAGATAAATTACCTAAGTTTTGACCACCTATTCCTGTTAGATATCCAGCACTTGCATGATTGCCCCATGTGTATGCAGTCTCATATTGTGTGATATCAAGTGCAGTTATATTTGCTGCAGGGCCTGTGAAAGGAACTGCTCCTGCCAAGTTGACAGTTGCAACTCCACCACTATGAGTTACTGTACATGCGGCACCAATAAAGTTGACTGTCTGTGCAGTACCAACGGTGGATCCTTCCTCTTGATATATCATACCAGAGATACCACCACCGCCACCACCTGATGAGGTGACTGTCACAACACCAGCAGATGCTGGGGAAACACTTAAACCAGTTCCGAAGTCAACAGTTCCGATAGTTCCTACAAGGGTTCCGCCCTCTTTTATTATAATACCTGTACCAGAAGCAGTAACACCTGTTATTCCAGAACCATCACCAATAAAACTAGTTGCAGTTACTACACCAACCGTGATATTTGGTGATCCAGTTAAACCTCTGGCTAGAGTTGCGATTCCAGCTGTGGTTGCATATCCAGATCCAGTTCCTGATAAATTTGAACCATCACCATAGAATGTAGTTGCAGTAATAACACCAACTTTATAATTTTCAGTTCCTGTTCCTACAGTAGTGTCAGTGTTTTTATTGACAAGTTCCATCCATGCACCAGCATGTGCAAAGTATGCCTTACCAGTGTCATGTGCGTGTGCAAACTGACCGTGATATGTTGTTGGTGATGGTAAAGATGAATATTGTGCCCAGAGATGAGGTAAGATATTGTCTGTTGCAGTGCCATCTAAACGACCAGCGAGGTTAAGATTACCTACAACTCTGAGTTTATATCCTTGTGTATTGGTAGTTCCAAGACCAACGTTACTGAGAGTATGAATACCAGTGGAGTTTGTTCTCCAAATACTATCTGTTGATGGTAGGTTAGTAAGAGTAGAACCATCACCAGAGAATCTAGATGCAGTTATGACACCAACAGTCTCGTAGTTACCATATAAGTCTTGGTGAAGTATCTGTCTCCAACCGTTGTAACCACCCATTGTGGTTCCGCTAGAAACATATGCACTCTTTGTATTATTTGCATAAGCAAACATACCTCTCCAACTTGTAGCAGTAGGTAAGTCACCTGTTGCATCAAAGTCGAAACGCATCTTACTGCCTTGGCCTGGGAAGGTTACAATTCCAGTACCGTTGACATTATCAACAACTATTGATGGAGTTCCTGTTAAATTCTGTGCGACTGAGGCGATGCCTGCTGTATGTGCATACCCTGCCATGGTTGAGAACCCTGCATTGGCAACGTATGATGCGATACCAGCTACCTTCGCATACTCAGCTACTCCTGAGTTGGTTGCAACTCCAGATGCTGATGCGTATGTTACAATACCAGCGACTGTGGCGAAGTTTGCACTGATGGCCAAGGTTGC